TTAAACGAGAAATGTTGTTTGAGTATCCCGAATTCAATAATATCATTTTTAATACCTGATCGGGAGGCGAGTTCATTTATCGTAGCGTAGTTTGTGAAATTCTTAGTCATTTTTTTTTAGCCTTGATCTTTTGCCTCTTTTGTATCAAGACAAAAGAGGAGAATATTTTTCAGCCTTGATCGGAAGTTTATCCCGAAAATCTTTCATTCGGAAGCTCCTTTCTTTCAATAGAAATGAACATATATGTTTTAATATTTTTCCGATCACCGACAACCAACCACCAACAACCAATCACTAATAAAACCTTTTCCTCTCGCTTCTTTTCAAAATAATTGGCTCAAAACTATTTGCAAAGCTTTTCGCATAATTCAAAAATTGACTAATTGAATCCACAATATCATCATGTTCAGAATTCGGAAATTCTTCACATTCATTTATAATAATACTTGCAGTTTCGTGGTCCATTAAAAGAACCTTACCGGATTCTATTAATGGTGTAATCGAGTGAACCCTTGCCACCTTATCCCTTGTAGCTTGAACCTCTCTTATCGGTAATCTTGTTTCTCTTTTCAATTCCTGAATTAAACTCTGACCACTCGCTTTATCTTCAATCAAAATTTCACGAGGATTAAATTTTTCATACAACTCAACTGCTTTTCTTTTTAGTTCCGGAAATTCCAACCGCTCTCGAAATAAATCGATTAAATAAAATTTGTTCTCTGTTACTTTCCATGTAGTACAAACTGAATAATCATTTTCCTCATTCTTTTTGAATGCACAATCCCATGACTGAAAAACACCCAAAAGCTTTTCTTTTGAAATATCTATTTCCTTAAAATAAAGCCACCAGTCACGCTTGATGATAGATTCATTCTGATAATCAACAAACTTTCCAAATATTTCCTGGTCCCTCAACTGAGGTGATATTTCTTTTGCCAACTCATCTATATCTTTTTTTGATAAAAGGGGATTATCATAAGAACTGAATTGAAATGATCTCCAATTATTTGTCATACCGAGCGAATGCGAGGTATCTTTCTTTAATCCTCTTTCATAGAGTTCATAAAACAAATGCTTTTCACCTTTCTTGTTTCGCTTTCCTTTTGGAGTTCCTGCTATGATTATTTCAGCATCGAAATCAATCGCCATTGGTCTTATTGATTCGTTCCATAATTTTTCATTCTGTAAAATTATTCCCGCTTCATTCATCATTATTAAATTGTAACCAAATCCTTCAAGATTCTCCGGTCTGTCTGCTGATCTTAAGTCCAATATTGAATCAATTATTTTTAATTCACTTCTTGACATGTTGTATTTCCAGAATCTTTTTGGAAGTTGTTTTAATTCCGGTAAAAAATATCTGTCAAAATATCTTTGAATATTGCTGTAGGTCGTATCAACCCACAGCACCATTATTTTTTTTTCAATCATTCTTTCAATGCAGTATTTCGCTAATCCTCTCGTAATTCCGAATCTTCTTCCTTTCGCAATTACTTTTACTTTTGATTTATCATTTATAATTTTTAATTGGCTCCTATGAAATCCCAACTCAACTTCTATCTTAATACTCATCTTTCGCCATTATATTTTCTAAAATCACCAATCACTGATCACTAACCACTGATAACGCTCCTCTTAACAATTATTTCAAAACTCTCATCCTGTATGTCGCTATCCTTCTGACCCAAATAAACCTTTCCTAACCATATCAGCATCGCCGGATTCCCATTCATAGCAATATCAATCTGTTTTTCTCTAAGCTTCATTTTGAGAGTTTTGCGCCCTTTTGTATAAAAACTCCCATAATTCCTGTCGAATGTCGTCTCATTTATTTCCAGAAATTCGGCAATTTCTCTTTTGCTCAGCCCTTTTTCAGCAAGCTTTTCAATCATCTCTTCATTTGAAATTTCTTTGATTTTCTTCTTTTTTCGTGCCATAATAATAATAAATACTTATTGTAATTAAATATATTGACAATTATAAGTATATTTACTTATATTCACCACAGTTTTATTGTCCTTTTTCTAAATACTGATCACTGATAACTGATCACAGATTACTAATTTCTAAACATAGTCGGGGGGACTATGACCTTTGAAATATTCAAAACCGGAACTCACACTTCTTCTAATGGAATAAATAAAGACTTTACCGAATCTGACCTTGACCAAATTGTTAATTCATACAATCCAGAAGAACACGAAGCACCGCTTACAATCGGACATCCTAAAGATAATTCTCCGGCGCATGGATGGATTAAAAAAATTTTTAGAGAAGGTGAGAAGCTTTTCGCAGAAGTTGATAATCTTACCGACAAACTTAAAGATGCTTTACAAAACAAATTATTCAAAAAAAGAAGTATCGCTTTATATCCTGATTTCAAATTGCGTCATGTTGGTTTCGTTCCGATTCCAAGTGTTAAAGGTCTAGCTGATATTCCAGACGCAGAACTTTTTGCTCTCTCTGATGATGAAAATAATCTCCAGACTTTTGAAAATGAATTTGATGTCATTTCGAATCCGGATTTATACGGTGAAAAATCTAATTCTTCTGACAACCAAGCACAAACCACAGACCACCAATCACCTACAACCGATAACAACGTCGTTCAAGTCGATCTCGCTTTCATCGAATCTAAACTCCAGCCGATTATAGATTTTATTGAAATCTTCCGAGAAGAAAAATTGAAATCAGATGAACCATTAATCAAGCTCGATTTAGAATACTTTGAAGATGAACTGAATCAGAAAATTGAGAATAAAAAAATCACTCCTGCAGTAAAAGATAAAATTTTATCAATTGTAAAATTCCTCTGTAGTTTTGATTACGCAGATTCAGATTATAAAACAGTTACTAAAAATTTCTTCGAAATGTTCGATTCATTAATAGAATCCTTTCCTCAATTGCCAAACCTTGAAATCGATTTTGCAGAAAAACCCGAAAATGAAATAATTAGTTCAGAAGTTTTTCAATACGCTGAAGTTGACCGGAAATCGAGAGAACTTCATACAAAAGCAATTAACCTTATGAAGAAAGAAAATTGTACATACTTAACAGCTGTCCAAAAGATTTTAATTGATAAGTAATTAATAATGAAAAATGTATTGCACCTAAAAAGAATTGAATAGAATAAATGACATCATAAAATATTGATAGTGCAAAGCACTTAAAAAGAATTATTAGAAAATGACATTAAAAAAATTGCGTTTATAAATTATGCGAAGCGAAGTGTTAAATAGAAAAATCTGTTCGAACTCTGAACGAAGTGAAGAGAAGTTGTTTTTCTATAACGTAGAGAAGAATAATTTTAGCAATTTTTTTGCAGTCTTGACCTTTTCGTTCTGTTGTGTCAAGACAAAAGAACATAAAAAAGTTTCATAAACAAGGAGTATAAAATGCCAGACCAATTATCATCACTCAGAATCGTTGACGAAGTCCTCACAAACGTAGCTCGCGGTTATGTTAACGATACATTTGTAGGTGCAAAACTTTTTCCTGTTGTTGATGTTACTAAAGAAGGAGGGAAGATACCTCAATTCTCCGCTGAATCCTTCAAAGTCTTTGCAACCGAACGAGCTATCCGTGCAAAATCCAATCGCATCTCCCCCGAAGGCCGTTCTACTATCGATTACGCTCTTGCTGAACACGACTTAGAATATCCTATGGATTACCGCGAAATTGATGAAGACCTTGCTAACCTTGAGTTTCACGGTACAATGGTCGTTACAGACGGAATTAATCTCCGTTTGGAAAAAATGATTGCAGACCTCTGCCAGACCTTAGCAAACTTTCCGACCGGTAATAAAGTAACCCTTGGAGCCGGAGATAAATTCACAAACTCAAGCTCTAATCCCATTGCTATTTTTGATACAGCTAAAAATGCAGTCCGTTCTAAGATTGCCAAAGAACCTAATGTTTGTATAATCGGTGCATCTGCTTTCAGCTCATTGAAAAATCATCCGGCTGTTACTGATAAAATTAAGTACACAGAAAATGCTGTAATAACTCCTGAGCTTCTAAAAAATTTATTGCAGTTCGATGAACTTTATGTTGGCAAAGCTATCTATTCAAATGATTCCGGCACTTTCATTGATATCTGGAGCGATAACGTAATCCTTGCTTACGTTCCCAAATCAATGTCGAATGTTTCAAGAAATGTTTATGAACCTGCTTTCGCTTATACACTCAGAAAGAAAGGCTATCCTGTAGTCGATAAATATGACGAAGGCGGAAAAGTTCATCTTGTTAGAAGCACGGATATTTTTATTCCTAAAATTGTTGGCTCAGATGCCGGTTATTTAATTAACGATACTAACGCATAGGTGATTTATGACATTCAAAATCATAAATACAGACATATTCCTTAATGGAAAATATTTACCTGAAAATTCTGTAGTTGAATTAACTGATGAACAATATCAAAAAGAAAAAAAATTTTTCGGTAATTTCTTAATTCCTTTCTTTGATGATACTAAAACTGAAAAACCCATTGAAATTAATTCAGATAAAAAAAGAAAAATTAAAAAATGAATTTTGTACAGTACCTAAAATGAAAATTCATAAATATGGCCTTAAAAAATGACGTTAAAAGAATGAATAAACGAAGCGTTAAACGAGAAATGCTGTTTGAGTATCCCGAATTCAATAATATCATTTTTAATACCTGATCGGGAGGCGAGTTCATTTATCGTAGCGTAGTTTGTGAAATTCTTAGTCATTTTTTTTCAGCCTTGATCTTTTGCTTCTTTTGTATCAAGACAAAAGAGGAGAAATATTTTTGCAGTCTTGATCTTTTGTTCCTTTTCTTGCGTCAAGAAAAGAAAGTATATATAGATTTATTTGAAAAAGGAGAATAAAATATGAAAACCGAACAACCAATTTTAATAACTTCAATTCCTTTCACCGCAACTATTGATCCAAATTATGAAATCCCTCAGCATTCAGTTGTAAACAAAGATGGCGCAGTTACATCAGAAGGTAATATCGGAATTGGAGTTGCAACAAACACTTACACTTTTCCGAGTGGTTTAGCTTCCGATAATCCTGTTATCTCAGCAATTGCAAAAGGAATTGCTTTATGTATTTCCTCAGAAGCAATTACTAAAGGTGCTTTGGTCAGACCAACTGATAATGGAAAAGTAACTGATTCAGATGTTTTTCCAGATAATTTTCCTTTCGGTATTGCGTTAGATGGTTGCGCTTCTGCTGATGAGTTAATCAGAATACTTTTAATCTAGGAGGTTTCTCTGAGGAGATTT